TGCGCAACCTCGGCAACGCGACGATCACCGGCACCAATTTCGGCGCGAGCCAGGGCGCGGGCGGCGTCACCATCGGCGGCGTCGCGCAGCCCATCGTGTCGTGGTCGGCGACGAGCATCGTCATCGGCCCGATCGAGCGCGGCGCGCTGCTCTACGGCAATCGCAGCGTGGTCGTCACCTCGGATGCGGACGGCTCGTCCGTGCCGAGCGTGCAGCCGCTGCTGCCGCAGACAGGCTGGAACTACGTCAATCTCGTCAACCCGCTGGCGTCAAGCGGGCAGCGCATCACCGCGGCGCCAGACCTCGCTGGCGGCGATCAGCTCGCGTGGGGCGCCATCCTGCCGTCTGGTACGGTCACTGTATTCAGCAACGCGACGTTTACCGCAAGTTCGGGCGTCGGCCAGTTCAGCGTCGAAGTTAACGACGGCACGGGGTGGGGCGGCTACGGCATCCAATCCGTTGCGAATGTCGTCGAGCTGAACGGCGTCATCACGGCGCGTCCGGCAACGGTCGCGGGCTCGTTCTCGGTTACCGTACCCTCGCCGCCGGTCAACGAGTTCCCGTTCTCTGGCTCGGTGCGCGCGGCGCCCGCGACGGTGACTGGCTCATTCCTCGCCTTCACGTCGAGGGCGTTTAGTGGCGCTGCGGTGGCGGGTCGCGCGCTGGTGCAGGGCGTTTTCAACGTCATCGGTGCCGTGGCGCCGCCGACTACGCCGCCGCCGACACCACCGCCTGGAACAGGCACGCCGGCGAGCAAGGTCGCGATTGTCAACCGGGCGCTGGTGAAGCTCGGCGCCGCCACGATCCGGTCGTTCACCGAGGACTCCAAGCAAGCGCGGCTCGCCACCGTGCTCTACGACGACGTGCGCGATCAGGAACTGGCGCGCCACGTGTGGAAGTTCGCGCTCTACCGCCGCAGCCTGCCGGAAGTCGTCAACGATGATCCTCGGGGACCTTACCGATACGCCTACGGCAAGCCGACCGACTGGCTGACGACGGTATGGATCGGCACGGAAAAGCTCGGCACGCCGGAGGCCGCGGCGCTTATCGGCGATGAGGACTGGTCGCACGAGGGCGAGTTCATCCTGTCGAACCGCGCGCCGCCGCTGCCCCTGCAGTACATCCGGCGCATCACCGACCCGACGCGCTATCACGTGCTGTTCATAGAGGCGCTGGCCTGCCGGCTCGCCATGGAGATGGCCGACGCGCTGACCGACTCGACGACGAAGTGGGAGAAGGCGCGGACCGAGTATCGCGACGCCATCGCCGAGGCCAGACTCGTCAACGCCATCATGGACCCGCCTCGCAGCATGGCGTCGGACTCGTGGCTCGCGGCGAGGCATTGAATGGCTCGCCAACATCCAGCCATCACGTCCTTCAACGCGGGCGAACTCTCGCCGCTGCTCGTCGGGCGGCCCGACCTCGCGAAGTACGCCAACGGCGCCAAACGCATGGAGAACATGCTGCCCACGGTGCAGGGCCCGGCGAAGCGCCGCGGCGGTTCGCACTTCGCGGCGTTCACGAAAGCTGACGTCAAGGTCTGGATTGGCCGCTTCCGCTTCTCGCGCACGCAGTCCTATCTCCTCGAATTCGGCCCGCTGTACATTCGCTTCTACGCCAATCGCGGCCAGTTGCTGAACGCTGGCACGCCCGTCGAGGTGGTGACGCCCTACACGGCTGACGACCTGACGAACGCTGACGGCTGCTTTGCGCTGGACCTCGAGCAGTCCGGCGATCTGGTGTACATCGCCTGCGCGGGCCATCTGCCGAAGGTCTTGATGCGTACCGGGGCGACGACGTGGACGTTCGGCGACTATGTGACGAAGAACGGCCCGCTTGGCGACCCGAACCCCGACAAGGCGCTGCGGCTCTACGCGAGCGCACGCACCGGCACAGTGACGGTCACGGCGTCGGCGGATGTTTTCACAGCAGAGCACGTCGGCGCGTTCCTGCGCCTTGACGTCGAGAACTTCACCATCCCGCCGTGGGAGCCGCAGAAGGAATTCGAGATCGGCGATCTTGTGCGTTCCGACGGAAAGACCTACCGAGCGAACACAGGCGGCGGCAGCCCACACCGCGTCACCGGCAGCAAGACACCGATCCACGAAGAAGGCATCGTGCTCGACGGCTCCGGGCAAACCGTCGAGGACACGCCGCGGCCCATCGGCATCGAGTGGGAGTACCGAGACCCCGGCTATGGCATCGGGCGCATTACAGCCGTGACCAACGCCACGACGGCAACCGTTGCCGTGCAGGCCGACACCCCGTATCCGGATGGCGCTGTAGGTAACACGAACCCGACGAATGCATGGTCGCTCGGTGCTTGGGGACCGCACGCGGAATACCCGTCGCACGTGTTCTTCTGGAAAGATCGCCTCGGCTTTGCCGGCCTGCGTCGCTTCTGGCTGTCTGTGCCGGGTGAGTACGACAACTTCGCGCGCGACATCGTTGGCCAGGTGCGCGCGGATTCCAGCATCACGCGCTCGCTGCAGACGACGCAGACGATCCGCTGGATCGCGCCGACCGACGCCTTGCTCGCGGGCACCGAGGGCGCGGAGTTCATCATCCGCAAGTCCACGGAGACCGAGCCGCTGGGGCCGGCGAACATCGACGCTGACGAGAAATCGACCTACGGCTCGCGCGCTCTGCAGCCGCAACGCATCGGCGCGGCCGTGTTCTTCGCACAGCCCGCAGGGCAACGCGTGCGCGGCGCGCTCTATGACAAGGACGCCGGCACCTACGAGGCGCCCGATATCACGGTGCTCGCCGAGCACATCACGCGCGGCGTGATCGTCGACTGGGCGTGGCAGCAGGAGCCGGACCGCATTCTGTGGGCCGTCCTGTCTACGGGTGAACTCATCGCCGCGACCGTCGAGCGCGATCAAGACGTCATCGCGTGGCACCGCCATCCGACGCAGGGCTTCGTCGAGGCTGTGAACGTCATGCCGTCGCCTGACGGCACGCGAGATGACGTATGGCTGGTCGTGCGCCGCTCAATCGGGGGGGCACAGAAGCGGGCTGTGGAGTGGCTGGACCCTGGCGATGAGGACGGGCGCGCGCAGTCGGCCAGTTACTTCGTCGATTGCGGGCTGACGTATGCCGGGGCGCCGGCCGCAACAATCAGCGGGCTCAGTCACCTGAACGGCGAGACCGTGACCGTGCTCGCGGACGGCGGGACTCATCCGCCACGTGTCGTTGCCAATGGTTCGATCACGCTCGAGCGTCCGGCCAGTGTCGCGCACATCGGCTTCGGCTACCGCTCGCTCATCGAGACGATGCCCATCGAGGCCGGCGCCCAGCTTGGCACGGCGCAGGGCAAGACCAAGCGCGTGCACCGGGTCGGCATTCGCTTTCACCGCGCGCTCGGATGTCAACTCGGCCCGCGTGATAATGCGCTCGCGCCCGTGCTGTTTCGCTACGGTCGCGACCCACTGGGGCAGGCTCCGCCGCTTTTTACCGGCATCCACGAAATCGACTTCGAGGGCGACTACGAGCAGGACGGCGTGATCGTCATCGTGCAGGACCAGCCGCTACCGATGACGGTGTGCGCGCTCATGCTGGAAATGGTGACGAATGAACGTCACTGATTTCGAGGCCGGCCACATCGCGTGGCTGCTGGAACAGGGCGGGCGCAACTGGCTCGGCGACGCGCCTTTCGACGACCCAGAGTATGCGCGCGCCATCGAAGCGGTTGGCAATGCGTGGTCCTTGATCGAAGGCGGCCGTCTCATAGGCTGCGGAGGTATCGCCAAGGAGCACGACACCTGCGGCACGGCGTGGGCCTTGCTGACGCCGCAGTCCGGATTCTACATGACACGCATTCACCGCTTTGCCATGAAAACGCTCTCGCGCTGCTCGCTGCGGCGAGTGCAGGCGCACGTCGCACCGGATTTCGCCCAGGCGCTGCACTGGATCGAAATGCTCGGCTTCGAGCGCGAGGGGCGATTGCGCGCGTTCACGCCGACCGGGCGCGACGTCTATCTATACGCGAGGGTGACGTGCAGTACGTAGCAAAGGCCATTTCAGACACGATCAAGATCCTCGGCCCGATCATGGACGCCAACGCCGAGGCGGGCCAGTACAAGGCCGACGCCGGCGTGCACAAGGCCAATGCCACGATTCTCGCGGATCAGGCGCGGCAGGTTGGTGCCGAGGGGGCACGTCGGGAAGAATCCGCGCGGCGCGCGTACAGCCAAGTGGCGGGCGAGCAGTCCGCGGCATTTTCTGAAAGCGGCCTCGGGACCGATGGCAGCGCGCTCGATTTCATCCGCGACAGCGAGACTCAGGCAAACCTCGACGCGCTCAACATCCGCTACGACGCGCAAAGCGAGGCCCGTAGCCTGCGTTACGGCTCGCGGGTCGCGCGCATGCAGTCGAGCGTTGCTCGCCAGATGGCGAGGCGCGCGAAGCTCGCCGGCTACGTGGGCGCGATCGGCGCGATGGCGGAAATTGGATCGGGCGGTGGCGGTGGCGGTGGCGGCGGTGGCGGTGGTCTTGCCTCGATATTCAGTAAGTTCGGCGGGGGAGGCAAGTAATGGCACTTCCTCCGCGCTATGAGCCGCGCACCACGACGCCGCGCTCGACGCCATTGCCGTTGGTGCCTACGGTCCGCGTCGGAAACCCGATTGGCGACGCCTTGCAGCGGGCGGGTGCAGCTCTTGATCGCGGCCTCGATGCGCGCGAGCGCCGCCAGCAGCAGGCCGATGAACAGGCCAGGCAAGACGCGATGCGCCGCGAGGCGCAGTTCGCAATCACGGACGGTATTCGCCTCGAATCCGAATGGCAGGCATACGCCGACGAGGCGATCCAGAAAGCTCCCGCCGATGGCGCGGGCGTGCTCGAGCAGTTCGACAAGGACTGGAAAAGCGTCGGTTCGCACATAGAGTCGAGCTACAAGACTCAGGAGGGTCGCGAGCGCGCACAGGTCATGCAGGCGCGCATCTATGCCGCGACCCGCGACAAGCTGTCGACGTTCACGGCGCGCGCGCTTGCGCAATCTTCAGTTGACCGGCTGAACCAGTCAGGGGTCGACGCCGGCAAGGTGGTGAATCGCGACCCGTCGCGCTTTGCCGCGATGAACGCGGCGACTGTGGCGCTCGTGGCTGAACTGCCCGGGCTCACCGCGCAGCAACGAGGCGACCTGGCGCGCGAGTCGAGCGCGCGTCTTGCGCTGTCCGCGGGGCAGGGCGCCGCGGTGGCATCCCCGTATTCGACGCTCAAGGAACTGTCAGCCGACAAACCGACCGCTGCATGGGCGCAGTACCTCGACGTGGACGATGTCACGCGGCTTCGCAGCGTTGCGCAGTCCGAGGTCAACAGGCGGGAAAGCGAAGCGCGGGCGGTGCGCGCCGAGGCTCAGGCGAGCCTGCGCGGGGACGTTGCCGACGCCATGGCCGCGCGCGCCATGGGGCTCCCGTCGCAGCTTCCCGGCAGGGAGCGGTTCGCGGCTGCCTTCGGCGCAGAGGGTGCCGCCCGCTACGCTGAAGCCAGCCAGCGGTGGCGCGTCTACGACGTCGTGGGCGAGGCTGCTTTCCAGTCGCCCGCCGAGGCGCAAGTTACGCTCGACAAGCTCCGGCCGACCACGCAGGAGGGCGCCGCCGAGGCCGGTGAGACCTACGACGCTGCCCTGCGGCTCTACGCCGCGCAGCGCAAGCAGCTCGAGGCCGACCCCGTGAGCGCGTTGCTTGAGCGCGACCCGCAGGTGCGCGCCGCGCGCGAGGCGTCCGGGCAGGACCCGCAGGCCATCGACCGCTACTTCGCGACACTGACCGCCCGCCAGCAAGCGCTCGGCATCGCCGATCCGAAGCTGCTTCCCGAAGGCCAGCGCGCGCAGATCGCGTCGGCGCTCACGTTCGACCCGAAACACCCCGAGCAACGCGTAGCCACGCTCGCCACGCTGCATTCGGCCTACGGCCGGAACTTCCCCGCGGTCATGCGCGAAGTCGCCCCAAAGCTCGACGGAATGGCCCGTGTGCTCGTCGACATGGCCCCGGCGGACGCCTCGCGCCTCGACGCGGCATACGCGCAGCGGGACTCGTTCAAGGACGCGCTGCCGCCCACGGCGGCGCGCGACATCACGGCGGCACTGCATGATGAGATGCAGGGCCTCGCCGAGACGCTGGCCGATGACGTCGACGGCCCGGCCCGCCTCGCCGAGCACCTCGACGCGGCCGAGGTCTACGCCAAGGCGCTCGTGATTCGCGGCGCCTCGCCGGAGGACGCCGCCCGGCAGGCGGCCGACGTCGTGGCCAACGCCCGCTACACCTACCACGGGACGCTGCGTATCCCCAAGGGCGTCGACGATGACGCCGTGGTGGCCGGCACGCGCAATGCGCAGGCGCGCCTTGCGCAGTCTGGCGAGTTCCGTGTCACACCGATGCCCGGACTCACCGCCGCCGACGCGCAGGCCGACATGCGCAACCTGATCGGCCGCTCCGGCTACTGGATCGCCAACGAAGACGGTACGGGGGCGGTGCTGCGCATCCCGCATCGCAGTGGGTTGGGCGACGTCTACCGCGCGGACGGCTCGCGGGTCGAGTACAGCTTTGCCGATCTGGCGCAGGCACCAGCGGTCAATCTCGACGTGACGGCGGCGAGTGTCGCGGCCAAGCGCAGCGCGCCGGGGCTGCGGTAATGCCGATCTACACGGCAGGCGCTTTCCGCGACCCCTACACGCAGGCCGACCTTCCGGCTTCGGCGTCCGCCGTGCGCCGGGCGACCTTCGATCAGGCCGTGTCGGACCTGCTTGCGCCGTCGCTCTTTCGCTCGCTCGAGCTGAACATCGCCGAGAAGCGCGGCGCGCTCTACGGATACCGGCAATACGACCCGCGGCAAGCCGAGGACTTCATGGCGGCCAACGGGCTCGCAGGGCAGTTCAAGTTCGAGGACCGCGCGTACAACCAGCTCGAGCTGTCGATCCTGGCCACGCGAAAGACCGCGGAGCTGAAGCGCCAGGCCATTCTTTCGCGTGCCGAGAACTCGGGCTCCACGGCACTCGGGCGCTTCGGTATCACCATTGCGACGTCGTTTCTGGACCCGCTGACCGTCGGTACGGGCTTCGTTCCGGTGATCGGCCCGGCGCGCTACGCCGGCATGCTCGAGCGCGCGGGAACTTCGGCGCTGGCGCGGGCCGGTGTCCGTGCTCAGGTTGGCGCGCTCGAGGGCGCCGTGGGCGCGGCGGCCGTGGAACCGATCATCTACGGCGCGCACGCGCAGGAGCAGGCCGACTACACGCTGGCCGATTCGCTGCTGAATATCGGCATCGGCACGGCGTTCGGCGGCGGGCTGCATACGCTTGGCGGTGCGGTGGCGGATATTGGCAGTCGCGGGAGACGCGCACGCGCCGAGGCGCGGGTAGCTGCATGGCGTCAATTTCTCGACGAGAACGAGCCGGCGCCGTTCACTCCAGTTGAACTGGCACTGCGTCGCGCGACTGTTGCAGAGGTTGATGCGAGCGTAGACGCGCTGTATCGCGCTCGCCGATCAGACATCGAAGAAGCCATGGTGGGTCGGCTGTCGCGCGTAGATGAGGCCACACTTCGCGAGGACTACAAGGCGCTTCGCGAGCAGGCCGGCCGGCAGGATGCGGCCGCAGATCCGGAAGGCGCGGCAGCCACTGACGCGCGCATTGCGGACGTGGATGCGCGGCTCGTTGCCAACGAGCGCGCGAAACTGGCAGAGGGAGAACTCAAGCGACTCGAATCCGCATGGGCGCGCGCGGCCAGCACGAAGGATCGCGCAACCCTGATGCAGGGCGAGGATGGCCCGCTTTGGCGATCCATCGAGGCCGCCGAAAACGCGGAAACCCTCACCGCTGTCGAGGCGCGAATCAAGGAACTGGAGACGCAGCGCCCGGTCGTCGAGGCGCGGCTTTCGGCCGCGGAGAAACAGCGACCAGTCGGTTTGCTGGCTGAAACACTGGAAGCCGACCGGCAGACGGCCATGCGCGACGCCAACCGGGAACTGAGGGGTATCGACGCGGAATTGTTGCGGATGCGGCCCGAGGCTGAGCGGCTCGGCGAATTGGCAAAAGCTACGCCCATGATCTCCGTGTATCGCGCGTCGCCGCAGGAGCGCGAAGCCGCGCTGCGATCCGCCGTCGCGCAGGCCGTTACGGGCGAGGCCATTGAGGTCCGCCCGATATTCGACCGCGCGACGATGCCAGATTCGGCACGCCGTCTCGCCGATCCAGACCAGCGCCCGCTCGCAGATCCGGCTGCGGTAGAACGCGCCGACACGATGCAGGCGGCCGGAGAGTCGTCCGATCTCGCCGCCGTTCGGCAGGAATTCGACGAGGTGTCAGCGCAGGTCAAGGCCATGCTCGACGAACTCGACCTTGACGAGGGTGGCAAGGCAGTCGCCGACAGCATCCGCGCGGAACTCGATGCCAGCCGGGAATCGGCGGCGCTCTCGAAGGACCTGACGCACGCCGCCTCGTTGCTGGTGTCATGCGCGATGAGGCACGCGGCATGAGCGCGATCCCGGCAGACTGCGCGGCCAAGATCGCAGCGGCGCTCGGCGCGAAGCTGACGCGCCCGCGAGTCGATGAGGTGGCGGGCGAGGTTGCGCGCATCCAGCGTGAACTGGAACTTGAAGGCAGCTCGCCTGCGGATTCGTTGCGCCAAGCCGCGCAACGCTACGCGCAGCGGCTCGAACTCGCTACCCTGATCGAACAGCGCAACGCCGCGATCAATGCGCGCGTTTTCGCCGAGCGTCTGCAATACGTGCGCACCGTCTGGAAGGGCCGCGAGGCCGAGGGGTTACGCGCACTGCTGACGGGGTCGGTCGAAGGTCGTCGCGGCGCGCGGGCGTCCGCGGCTCGCGAGCAGGGCGCGATCATGGGCCAGTATTTCGGCCAGGTCACGACGGAACTTGAACGCGCCGGCCTGATTGACGCATTCAGTACGGGCGCGCTCGATGACGATGTCGCGCGCGCGCTGTGGCAGTTGAACGAAGCCGCGCCGCGGCTCGACGGGATTCCCGCCGATGCCGTGACAATCGCGCGCGCCCTGCACAAGGCGCAGGAAGTTGCGCGCGCCGACGCCAACAAGGCCGGGGCGTGGATCGGCAAGCTGTCCGGGTGGATCACCCGCCAGTCTCACGACCCGTGGAAACTGGTCAAGCGCGGGCCGCAGGCGTGGGCTGACGCCATTGCGCCGCGGCTCGACTGGGCGCGGATGGAATCGCAGCACGGCCCGATCAAGGATCGCGCAAAGTGGCTTGCTGAAACCTACACGAACCTCGCCGGAGGCATGCACCTGAAGGCCCCCGGCGCCGAGAACAATACCGGCTTCAAGGGACCGGGCAACCTCGGCAAGCGCATGTCGCAGGAGCGCGTCCTGCACTTCAAGAGCGCCGATGACTGGCTCGCGTACAACCGCGAGTACGGCATGGGGAACCTGCGCGAGTCGGTGTTCCGCGGGCTGAAAAGCTCAGCGGAGAACACCGGCCTGATGCGCGTGCTCGGCCCGAACCCGGAGGCGATGTTTACCCGGCTCGTCGACCAGCTTCGTCGCGACGTGCGCGAGGGCGCCAACGTCAAGGCGATGAAGGCGTTCGACAAGGCGACGGCCGAGGACGGCTGGCTGTCGCGGCGGCTCAGCGAGATCACGGGCAAGGCGAACATTGCCGTCGATGAACTGTGGGCGCGCCGCGCGTCGAATGTCCGCGCGTGGCAGTCCATGGCGAAGCTCGGCGGCGCTGTGATCTCGAGCATCACCGATATCGGGACCTACGCGAGCGAGATGTCCTACCAAGGTCGTGGCTTTCTCTCTGGCATCGGCGAGGCCATCGGCGCAATCGCGCAGGGCAGGCCGAAGGGCGAGCAACGCGAAATCCTGTCGAGCCTCGGCGTGTTCTTCGACTCGCTGTCGAGTGACATCACGCGCACGGGATCGCTCGACGAGACGATGGGCGGGCGCACGAGCCGCATGCTGCAGGGCTACTTCAAGTGGAACCTGCTGAACTGGTGGACCGATTCGCTGCGCGGGTCCGCGGCGCTGTCGATGTCGCATCACCTCGCATTGCAGGCGGGGAAGTCCTTCGACGATCTCGGGCCGGAATTGCGCCGTGCGCTTGAGCTGTTCGACGTGAAGGCCGCCGACTGGGACCACATGCGCGCCAAGGGCGTGCGCACGGACGAGACCGGAACTGCGTTCCTGGTGCCGGACAATCTCGACGAAGCGGCGGCGCGCAAGCTGCGCAGCTACATCGTCGACCGCGCCGAGACCGCGGTTCTGCAGCCGGACGCCGACGCGCGCGCGATGCTGCGGCAGGGAACAAGGCCCGGCACGCCGACCGGCGAGTTGTGGCGCTTCGTCGCCCAGTTCAAGGGGTTCCCCGCCGCCTACGCGCGGCAGGTGCTCGGCCGGGAAATCTACGGCCGCGGCCCGCAGGCATTCGGGGATGGTGCAGTGGCCGGGCTCGCGCAGCTCATCGTGACGTCAACCGTCCTCGGCTACGCGGCGATGACCGCGAAGGACATGCTCAAGGGCAAGACGCCGCGCGATCCGAAAGACCCGAACACCATCATCAAGGCGTTCACGCAGGGCGGCGGCGCGGGCATCTACGGCGATTTCCTGTTTGGCGAGTACAACCGCTTCGGGCAGTCCCCGCTTGAGACCGCTGCCGGACCTGCGCTCGGCACGGCGGCGGATGTCGGCCGGCTGTGGGCGAAGATGATCCGCGGCGAGGCCGATGCTGGCGACGCGCTGCGGCTTGCGCAAAACAACACGCCGTACCTGAACCTTTTCTACACGCGCATCGCGCTCGACTACCTGATCCTCTACGACGTGCAGGAGGCCATTGCGCCGGGGACGCTGCGGCGCATGGAGCGGCGAGCCAAGCGGGACCAGGGGCAGACGTTCCTGATCTCACCGTCACAGGACCGGCTGCGACCCTTCACCGATTGAACGAACAGCCGGGGCCACTACGATGAGGGCGACATGACCGTATCGAGCACACAGAATCGGGCAGCGTTCAACTGCGATGGCGTGACCACGCAGTTCGATTTCAACTTCCCGTACCAGCGCGACGCGGACATTCGCGTCCTCGTGCGCTCGCCCACCGGGGTCGAGACGACGCTCGCCAATCTCTCGGACTACTCGATTGCGAACGCCGGCACGGGCGGGCGTATCACCGTCGCCAACCCGCGCTCGAGCGGCTGGCGGATCGTCATCCTGCGCGCGCCGGAGCCGGTGCAGGAGACCGACCTGCTGGAAAATGGCACGTACTCGGCCGAGACCTTGGAGCGCGCCTACGACTATCGCGCCATGGTGGAGCAGCGGCTCGCCGACCTGCTCGCGCGCGCGCTGATCCTTGCCGAGACGGATACCCAGGGTACGGGCACCTATCTCGCCGGCGGGAACCGCATCACCGCCCTCGGTGACGCGGTGGCCGGCACGGACGCCGTGACGTTGGCCCAGGTGCAGGGGCTCGTAGCCGCCGGCGGTGGGGGAGGCGGTGGCACGACAGTCGGCTGGCCGCCGCTGCCCATCCCGCCAGCGGTGCAGGACGCCATCAACCAAGGCGTACTCACGGCGAGCGAGTTTCAGGCGGTGTTCACGCCGATCAATTCTCAGATCGGCAACCTGAGCGCGCAGATTCTCTCGCTCAATTCGTCCGTGGCTAGCATCAATACCAGCATCGGCACGATCAACACTTCGATCACGTCGATGCAGGCCGACATCGACCTGCTCGAGCAGATCAGCGGCGACGCGAACAACATCATCACGCTGATCCAGACCGAGGAACAGGAGCGTATCGACGGCGACGTGGCCATGGCCGCGGTCATCGCCAAGATCGGGGCCGCGGACGCCGACACCGTATCGTTCATCCTGAACACGGCAACGGTGAAGATCAGCCCGACAGAAACCATCGGGACCCGCTTCTCCGGAATTGCCACGCAGCTCGGCACGGCGACTGCGAGTATCGCCAGCGAGCAGACGGCCCGTATTGCCGGGGACAATACCCTCGCGCAGACCATCGCAAAGATAGGCGCGCTGTCCGGCAATGGCGCGGCGTTCATCATCGACGTCAACACGGCCTATGTCGACGCCACGACTTCGCTCGGCCAGCGATTCTCCGGGCTCACTTCCGCGGTGAACGGCGCCAATGCCGCGATCACCTCGGAAGCCAGCACGCGGGCGAGCGCGGATACCTCGCTCGCCTCGCAAATCAGCACCCTGCAGTCGTCGGTGTCCGGCTTCAATGTTTCGATCCAGGCCAATGCCACGGCGATCAACGGCGTACAGGCCAAGTACACGGTCAAGATCGACAACAACGGGCGGGTGACGGGCTTTGGCCTGATCAGCGAGCCGAACAACGGCAGCATCGTCTCGAGCTTCGTGATCAACGCCGACGCCTTCAAGGTGTTCAACGGGTCGACCGACGTCGCGCCGTTCCTTGTAACCGGCGACGTGGTGCGCATGCAGAATGTGCAGATCGTCGATGCAGTGATTCAGAGTCTTTCCGTGTCGAAGCTCACGTTCGGCACGCTTGGCGCCGATATCAACGTCGGTGCTGGTCGCATCGTATTCGACGACGGCGTGATGGTGCGCGCGCAGGGCACCGGCTTCGGTACGTCCGCGCAGTTCATCGACTGGTATGGACCGCGGCCGACCGGCGGAAACATCGCGTTGTGCAGCGAGGCCACCGCGACCTTCTACCTCAAGAAGGGAGTGCCTGATGCGTACTTCGGCGGCGCACTCAGCGCGGGGGTGATCAAGATCGCGGGACGCACGACGGACCAGGCGAGCAATGCAGAGGTCGTCATCGGGCCGTTCACCACGAACGGCGGCGCCAAGACCATCGTGCTCTCGTATGCGTGGCATCGCGACCATCGGTGCGATGCCGGCACGGGCGGTATCGCGACGCAGGGAAGTGCGACCGTGGTGCTCGAGAAGTCCACCAATGGCTCGTCGTGGACGCAGATCGGCTCCATGAATTTGACGGGATCGGGGTCGGTCAATGTAGACGGTGACCCGGAGGTCAAGGACCTCATCATCTACAACACCGCCGGTTCAACGACGGTCACCGACAACGAGGGCGCGACAAACAGCATGTACCTGCGCGCACGCATCACGGCCCGCACTCTGCCGACCTTCAACGGCACGGGAACGAGCAACACCAACATCACGCAGACGACCGGCTTCGTTTCGACCGAGGAGTAAAGAGTGACGCAACTTTCAAGCGAGCAGCAGATCGACGCGTTTCGCGCGCAGCTATTCGCCGCACTGCTGCGCAAGGAGCAGTTGCAGCGCGAAATCAGCGAGACCGAGAAGAACGTCGCGGCGCTGACGAACATCATCGCCGGCGCGGATCTCGGCAGGAAAGCGGCTGAGGGGGCCACTCCCCCGACTGTCGAGTCGCAGACATGACCGAATTCCTGCGTGACATCGGTGCGCACGACAAGGCCATCGAGATGCTGGAAGCCGAGGTGCGTGCGATGCGTCGCGAGCTGGTCGCAATCAAGGAACTGCTATCGGAGACGAAAGGCGGCGTGCGCATGCTCGTCGCAGTCGGCTCGATAGGCGGTGCTGTCGGCGCGGCATTCGTGAAGTTCTGGGCAATGCTCAGAGGGCTGTAGTGAGCTACGACGACAAACTCGCGGCGATGCTGGAACGCGACGAGGGGCGTGTGAAGCATGTCTATTTCGATAGTCTGGGCTACGCCACTATCGGAGTCGGACATTTGGTCGACAAGCGATTGGGCGGAGGCTTGCCCGATGCGATCATAGATGCGCTGCTGAAATACGACATCGCGGAAAAGACCGCGCAGCTTGTCGCGCAGTTCCCGTGGGCGGCGAAACTCGACGACGCGCGCCGCGCGGTGCTCGTGAGCATGACGTTCCAGCTTGGTATCGGCGGACTGCTTGGCTTTCGCAATTCGATGCAGGCGATGCAGGAAGGAAACTGGAGCGGCGCGGCGACACGCTTTCTGCAGTCGCGTGTCGCGCGTGAGCAGGCGCCGCAGCGGTGGCAGCGGTTTGCGCAGCAGATTCGATCCGGGCAGTGGCAGTGAGGTAGGAAATGGACACCCTGAAATCCGCCGTCGCGTTCTTCGAGGAATTCCTCGGTCACGCGCATCTCGTGTCGATCGTGATCGGGCTGCTGCTCGCGATCGGGTTCACGCAGTGGGCGAAGTATCCACTGCGTCGATTGGCGGACGAGCGCGGCTGGCAGCTTGCGACGTTCAAGTTCTTGACGCGCACCACGGCATTGCTGGCCGGGACTGCCGGAACCTGGCTGACGTGGCCGCAGGCCGGCAAGTTCGCGGTGCTGTGGGGTCTTGTGACCGGCTTCTGCTCGCCGCTGGTGTATACCGGGGCGGTGCGCGCGCTCGGGCACTTCTGGCCGTGGCTCGCGGACAAAGCGAGTACAGACTCGTGAACTTGGAGGTCGCGTGATGGGTACCGGCAGAGATTTGGCGCGCGCGTCGGACCCGGATATGCCACACCACGACGTGCTAGAGAATTTTCGCGACCAGTTGATCATCGCATTTCTCAAGCGGCTGGCAGACAACGAAGGCGTCTTCGAGGTCACGGTCGCCGAGGTGGATTCCACTGGGGACTCCATCGTGTCGTTTGCCGTGCGCCCCAGCGCCGCCGGTCAAGTGTTCCACTTCAAGATAAGCAAGAAACAATGAGCGACCGCCAGTTGACCGACGGAAATCCGGTGCCCGAGGACGGCAGTCACAAGACCCTGAGGCCCGATGGCCAACAAGTGGACTACGTCGTTCTGACACCCGAGGAGCGCGCGAAGGGCTTCGTGAAGCCGCTGCGCCACTCGTACATCCACGCCTACCCGAGCGAGACCGATCGGCAGGTTGGATGCGGCGGCGAAACGTTTATGGGCACGGCGATCGCCGAGACCTATGCGCGCAACCCGCGTTTCTACTCCGGGACGTTCTGCGTCCACTGCCGCGCCCACTTCCCGCTCGAGGAGTTCACCTGGGCCGGCGGCGGCGAACTCAGCGGCGAGCCGATGGATCCGGACCTGCAGGAGACGTGGCTAATTGAGACGCGCGCCACCCGCGCGCGCGAGGCCGAAGATCGGCGCCGGCGTCGCATCGCCGAACTGCGGGCGGAGATCGAGAAGCTGGAGGCGTCCTCATGATCGGATTCCTCGCTACCGCGCTGACGTGGCTCAAGGCGTTCAAGGGCCCGTGCCTGATCCTTGCGGCCGTCGCCTTCCTCGGTGGCGCAGGGGCCGCGACATGGGCCACGCGGGCCATCATGCGCGGCAACGTCGCGCGCGCCGAGAAGCAGCTCTCAGACTTCCGCGCCGAACTCGCCACCCAATCGGCCAGCATCGAGCGCCAGGCGGCTGAGCGCCAGCAAGCGGCGGCCGACGCACTGCGAGAACGGGATCAGTCCATCACGTCCGCTGTCGACGCCATCCCCGCCGAAGTCGCCCGGCTCGTGGCCCCACAATTCGCCCGCCTGCGGGAGTCCGTCAATGACACGCGCTTCGATTGCTTACGTCTCAGCCTGCCTGAGCCTTACCTTGATGGGCTGCGCCGGCCCGGTGGCAGTGCAGCCGCCCCGGATCGTTGAAGTCCCGGTCCACGTCCCGCAGCCGGCCGCCTGTGCTCGCCTGCGCGCCGTCACGCTGCCGGCCGGGTCCACGGCTCAGGACGTGATAGAGACGCAGGCCCGCGTGATACTCGAGTATGAAAGCCAGATAATTTCATGCAGTAAGCCGTAATCAGCCTGCTCGATCTGGTAACGCCGCCGGTCATTCGCCCCAAGTCACGCAGTGCGCGCGATCCTGAACGCCAGTCACCCCACCACTTCTACGACCCTGCCCGGCTCAAGCCGTAACGCGTAGTCAGCCTGTTCAGGCTGAAATCGCAGCGTGACCGAT